AATTTAATGAGCTTAAATATGCTTTAAAGTTAAGTGTTTTAATTAAAGCTATTGAAGAAAAGTATGGATTAAACTTTAGTAGTGATTTCTTTAAGGGAGGAGACAACTCTTTTACTGACTTATATATATGGTTACATAGAAAGAAAGGAGATGTTGAAAACCTAAGTATTTCAAATGAGTCTTTAATAGATTCTTTTACTGATGGTTTTAATTTTTTTACTAAATCTACAATGTCAAACAGCTCTTTATCTTTATCAGAAATACCTTCAGAGCCGAATTTCCTTTACGATTTTACATCAATATATTTCGAAAGCACCACTTCAAGCACACTGCCTTATAGAATATCAATTAGAAAAGAAGGTGTAGAAGTTGCGAATAGTGGAAGTATTACTTCTGGGGTTAAATTCACAACAGAACTACCGCCAGAGGCTCTTGAAGCAAATTCACAATATACTGCTTATATTCAGTCTAATTCTAATATAACGTTTCAAACACTTTCTTTTGTTGTTAAGAGAGAAAGACAACAATACCCTTTAGATGACCCAGAAATAGAGGAAAAATTTTACAGTATTACAAGTTTTAATTTCAATAGTTCATTTAACTTTAGCCTTAGTCAGCAAATACCTAAAATGAAGGTTATAGACTTTTTAACAGCTATATTTAAAATGTTTAATCTTGTTGCTTATGTTGAGGGAGATGTAATGGTTGTAAAAACTTTAGATGATTTTTATGCTAATCCATCTAGCAATTCTCCTTACGATATAACTAAATACATTGACGTAAACGAGTCTCAGGTTAATTCAGCACTTCCTTTTAGGGAGGTTAATTTCTCTTATAAAGGATTAAAAACATTTTTAGCTAAGAGGCACAACCAATTATTTAATGAGGAATGGGGTACGGAAGAATATAGCGGAGAAGATAGTGCTATATTATCTGATAGTATATATAAAATTGAAATACCTTTCGAGCATATGAAGTTTGAGAGATTATTAGATATAGATAATCCAAACCCACCTACAGATATACAATGTGGTTACTGTGTTGATGATAACCAGCAAAGTTATATAGGTATGCCTTTAGTGTTTTATATGGCCAGAAAGACACTTTCTACAGGAGGTAAAATATCTTTTATTGATGCAGTTGGAACTGTTAGTGGTGAAGATAACGTACCAACAAGTCATAAAGAAATATCATCTTATTATGCACCTGCTAATTCTGATTTAAAGTATTCTCAAGCAGAAGATAGGCAGTCAATAAACTTTAGTCCTGAAAGTGACGAATGGGAGTTAGTTACCACGACTGAAACTTTATTTAATAACTATTATAAAAACTATATTTCAAGTGTTTTCAATAAATCAAATAGACTTACTAAGGTGACTGCCTTCTTACCTTTAAGAATATTGCATAAATACACATTAGCTGACAGGTTTGTAATAGCAGGAAAAAGTTACAAGATTAACTCAATAGAAACAGATTTTTACACAGGTAAAACAAAACTAGAATTATTAAACGACATATAATGATAAGAGAAACTTTAGAATTACTAAGAGACAAGGAATGGTTAATTGATGATATGGATATTAATATAGCAAAAGGATTACACGAAATACCTTCATCGTTTAAGGAAGTAAAAACAATTATTAAAAGAAAAAGACTAACAAATGGCAGATAAAACGGTAATAATAAAATTAGACGTACAGGAAGCTGGTGCAATATCATCAATAGAAACTTTAAATAATTCACTAAAAAAATTAGACAGCACATCTGATGAGTATGCTGTTATACTTAAAAAAATACAAGTAGAGGAAACTAAGTTAGCTTCGATACAGAAACAAAGAGCAGGTGCTCAAAAATCAGTAACTAAAGCACTTGGTAAACAAAGTGATGCTACAGGTAGTGCTACCGCTGCCACTATGGAATTAAGTAGGGTTGTATCTGATGCACCTTACGGTATTCGTGGTATGGCGAATAACATTACTCAATTAGTTTCTCAATTAGGTTCTGCTTCTAAAAAAGCAGGTGGTTTTGGAGGTGCTTTGAAAGAGATGGGGCAACAACTTATGGGTCCTCTAGGTGTTGTATTTGCGATTACTGTTGCTGTATCTGCCTTAGATTTCTTTTATGGAGCTAATAAAAAAGCTGAAAAAGGCACTAATGATTTTAATGATTCTGTATCTAAATCTGGCTCAAATCTAAAGATATTAAAACAATCTTTAAAAGATGGTACTCTTTCTACAGAGGAGGCTAATAGAGCTGTTGAAAAAGCTAATAAACAATATAAAGGGTTAAACCTTAAATTAGACGAAAACAATAAACTTACAGAAGAAAGTGTTGGATTTATAGAGGATAAAATAAATTCTATTGAAAGATTAGCTAAAGCACAGGCTATTCAAAGCTTAATAGAAACACAGTATTCAATAATCGCTAAAGCAAGACACGAACTTGATGCTGAATTGTCTCAAAGGGGATTAAATTTAAAAGATTTAGAAATAAGAAAAGAAGAAGAACGCCTAGCTCTTGAGGGTAAAACAGGTGCGGAAAGAAGAAAAATTCAAAGAGATTTCCTAACACAAAACGAAAAAATTGCGACTGGTATAGTAAGTTCTTTTAAGAAAATAGAAGATAAAGGTAATGAGGCAATAAGTTCATTGTTGGCTCAACTAGGTCAAGGTGATTTAGTTGATGAATTATTTAAAGACAATGAATCTACAGGAGGCTCAAAAAGTAAAGGGACTATTAAGCTATTAGACCCTAAAGACTTTGAAGGAGATTTATTTGAGATAGAAAAAATGCTTAGAAAATTTAAGCACAAGGAACTTACATTAGCAGCGGAGACAGAGCAACAGAAAGGTGCTGTTAAAGCTTTGATAGAATTGGATAATTTCAAAAAAGAGTACAGCTCTTATGTAGAGAGTGAAGACCAAAAGTTTGATAAATTTAAGGAAAATCTTGAAAAGGAAACATTTGCTCATAAAGCTAATTTAGATAAGCAACTAAAGGCAAAAAAAATTACTCAAGAGGAGTTTAATAAAGCTGATTCTGATGGGCAAGAAGCTAGAGATACTGCTTTAGCTTTTGCTGAAGAAGAGTTTAGAGACAAAAGCTTAGTAAGCTATGAGAACTATCTAAAAGGATTAGTAGCTATATCTGATAAATACGACAGAGACATAATTGGGGTAGGTGTAACTCAGTTTGATACACTTGCAGAACAACAGAGAAAGGCTGCGGATAGAGTATTGACTGGTAAGTTAAAGGTGTTTCTAAATCAAGTAGAATCTACTAAAAAGATATTAAGCTCTATGACTGATTTTGTAAATGGTGAGTTTGAAAGAGAAATGATTATTGAGCAAAATAAAACAAATGCTTTAAACACAGAGCTTAATAATAGATTAAACAATGAAAACCTATCTAAAGAACAAAGAAAGTCTATTCAGAATGAAATAGCTCAAAATGATGAGAAATTAAGAGTAAAACAAGAGGTAATAGAAAGAAAGAGGTTTAAAATGAATAAGGCAGCTAATATCGCAAATGCATTAATGGATACTGCATCTGCTGCTGCTGGAGTTATGGCTCAGGCTAGGGGAGGTTTCTTCGCAAGACTAGCTCAAGCAATACCGACAATAGCTTTTGGTTTAGCTCAGGTAGCTACTATCGCAAGGCAGAAGTTCCAAAGTTCAGCATCAAAAACACCAATAAACACAACTGGTGGTGGAGGTAGTGGTAGTGGTGAAGGACGTGCAGAACCTTCTTTTAATATAGTAGGTAGGTCTGATGACAACTTGCTAATAAACGCTATTCAAGCTACTTTTGACAAGCCATTAAAAGCATATGTTGTATCTAGGGATGTAACTAATCAACAGCAATTAGATGGTATAATTACAGACCAAGCAGGTACTTAAAATAAAACAAATACAATTAATAAAGTTAACATAATATAAAAGAATTAGATATGAACGAATTAGAAACTTTTGAATTATTTATAGATGATGCTAGAGAAGAAGATGGTATAGAAGCTATCTCTTTAGTTGAATTTCCAGCAATAGAAGAAAACTTTGTTGCATTAAGTAAACACAAGGTAGAATTTAAAACAGTAGATACCGAGAAGAGGATTATAGTTGGTCTTGCTTTAGTTCCAGATAAGCCTATCTATAGACGTAGCGGAAAAACTGAATACAATATCATATTCTCTAAGGAGACTGTAAGAAAAGCTTCTGAGCTTTATTTAAAACGTCTTAAACTAAACAATGCTACATTAGAACACGATGAGCAAATGACAAGTGGTGTATCTGTTATAGAATCTTGGATAGTAGAAGACCCAGAGAAAGATAAGACTGCTTTATACGGATTAAACGCTGTAGAAGGTGCTTGGGCAGTTACTATGAAAATAGATAATGATGATGTATGGAAAGACGTTAAGTCTGGAAAGTACTTAGGATTAAGTATTGAAGGTATGTTTAGCGACAAGGGAGAGGATATAGAAGAGGTTGAGGCTGAGAACATATTAAGCGAACTTAAAAAATTACTATCTAATGGCTAGAGCAGTTTATTGTAAATGCAAGAATACGTATTCTATTGATTGTGATAAGAATAAAAACAATAGTAAATGCAAATCACCTGATTACTGGAAGCAAGGCATAGGCTCTATATACAAAGAGACTGAGGAGTAAAAACAAGACATTAAATTTATGAATAGTTATATTAATATAAATCAATAAGTATGAAAGCAACAGAAATCCTTAATAGCGTTAAAGAGCTTTTAAATCTTTCTAAAGAAGAAGTAAAGGTTGAAGATGTTATTACAGAGGAAGTGGTAGAATTATCTACCGAAGAAGAAGTAAAGGAGGTTATACTTGCTGAAGAAACTGAAGAAGAAGTAATTGTTGACGAGGTGGCAGAAGCACCAGTAGCAAGTTACGCTACATCTGAAGAATTATCAGCACTTAAACTAGAATTATTATCTATGATTAACGCTTTAATTGAAGATAAGTCATCTCCAGAAACTAAAGAAGTTCCACAAGAATTATCTAAGCAGGAAGAAGTTGAGTTATCTGAAGAGGCGGAAGAAGTAATCCATTCTCCAGAAGCGGCAATCGAAACTAAAAAGAATTTATTATCAAAACCAAACAAACCTATGACTACAGAACAGAGAGTCAATAGAATGTTATTCAATTAAAAACTATATAAAAATGGCTACTACTACAAGTATTACTACTACTTATGCTGGAGAATTTGCAGGAAAATATATCTCTGCTGCTCTTTTAGCAGGTAACACAATTGCAAATGGAGGTTTAACTATTCGTCCAAATGTAAAATTTAAAGAAGTTGTAAAAAGATTGGAATTAGACGGTATCGTAAAAGACGGTTCTTGTGATTTCGCTGATACATCTACTTTAACATTAACTGAAAGAATCTTACAACCTAAAGAGTTACAAGTTAACTTAGAATTGTGTAAGAAAGACTTCCGTTCTGACTGGGATGCTATCCAAATGGGATACTCTGCTTTTGACAACTTACCAAGCTCTTTCCAAGAGTATTTAATCGGTTATGTTGCTGGAAAAGTTGCACAAAAGAACGAACAAAACATATGGGCAGGAGCTG